TCTAACTTCTTGCTGTCGGCTAAGCGCTTCATTTCGCGCTCATTGCGCCTGACAGCTGCCATGTTAATATACCTGATTTGTATCTGACCATTGTAGTTGGTGACTCTGACTGTGCGCCCGTTTTTGTAAATGTTTTCCATTTGATAGACCCCTTTAAAATTTCGTTTTCCGAACTTCCTATACTTTAAATATAACAGATAATAACAGATTATGCAAGAACTATTTTTATTATTTATTTAATCCTCTATTATGTTTTCGATCAACTAGGTATATTATTAGCATATGCTAATAACCAATAATTACGGCCTGATATACTGGACAACTTCAACTGTGGTAAATTTACCACACCTACGATATTTCGTAGTTTATTAGCATATGCCAATAACTCAGGCAATTTCGCAGAGTCCAGAATATAAATGGCCGCCACCTGCTGGCACAATGACTAGCAAAGGATAAGCGCGCGCCAAGCTACTCCAAACCACCATCAGCAGCGGATTACCCCGCTCGCTTCGCTCGCGAACAGCCATAGTTACCTTAGTTTGACTAGCCGCAGCTGCGCTCATCGGCTGTTAGTGCCTAGGGGGAGGGCGGGGGTATCCGAAATGAGCCCATCGTCCCAAAATCTAATGCTGTATAAAAATTGCACAGTAAAATGGATTGCGCCCCGAAAACCCGCATCACTAAAGGGTTTCAGCCCTGTGCAATTTTTATACAGTAAACAGGCTTGTAGCCACTGATACAGATATGGTATCATTAAGATATGGCAAAAGAAAAGAAGGCATGGGGCAGACCCAGAACCACCGATGAAATTCAAGACCTGCTGATGGCCAGAGCCCACTTCGAGGCCGGTATCAGCACTCGTGGCATGGGTGACATATTCGGCGTGACCAAGACTCAGGCGCACAATCGCCTGACCGAGATTCGCCAAAAATACCCGGAGTTCGTCGAGTTTCTCCAAGGCATCGCTGAAGCCCCGCAAACCACCCCCGGCGAAAAGCTGCAACAGCTTCGTGAATCGGAAGCAGTGCGAACTGAGGCGGAGATGACCAGCCGCCTCATGCAGATCAAGCAAGACTTGGCCAATGCAATCGAGCAAACGGTGAGCCATCTCCTCGACATGACCCCCGAGGAACTCAAGGCCATGAAAACTGAGCACAAGCTGAAGCACATACCCGAGCTTGTGAAAACCATGCGACTGCTAAGGGAGCAGTCCACTGAGAATATCCAGAAGCTATCATTAGTAAAGGCGGTTGGCATTGCAACAGCAAGACGAAGTTCAGAGTCAAGACGACATAGTTCAACTGATTCAGGAGTGGCAGACTGACCCCTACCGCTTCGTGATCGAAGCTATTGGAGCCACGCCCACTAACCAACAAACCCACGCCCTTGATGAGCTGGGCAAACTTGTCGCTGCCAAACTCAAGAGGCATGAAGGCCAGCCCACCACACCCGAGGAAGATGAATACATAGCCAAGATCGGCCTGAGTATCATGTCAGGCAAGGGTACGGGAAAAGACGCGATGGCAAGCTGGATCGTGCTCTGGTTCTTATGCTGCTTCCGCAACTCCAAGCAACCAATTACTGGCCCCTCCAGAGATCAGTTGCGAGACGTGTTTATGTCAGAAACCTCCAAGTGGGTGAACCGCATGGATGCCAATGGCGACCCCTGCTTCCTGTTCCGTGACAATGTAGTCCTGCAGGCCGACAAGATTTACATGAAAGACCCCGACAATCCGAATGAAGAGGGCAAGAGCTGGTTTGCCAGACTGAGAACAGCCCCCAAGTCGAAGGCCGAGGAAGAGCAGTCCAAGACAATGGACGGCCTACACGCAGACTTCATGATGATTACAATCGACGAAGCCGATGGTGTGCAAGCCTCGGTAATCACCAGCCTGGAAACAACCCTCACTGACCCGGTAAACTTCATGGTAGCCATCTTCAACCCCACGAAGAACTACGGATATGCCTATGAAACGCATTATGGGGAACGGTCGAAGTATTGGATTAAGCTGCACTGGGACGCCAGAAAGTCCAGCAACGTAGACCCCCTGAAGATTGCACGCGATCTGGACACCTATGGCGAGGATTCATACGAATTTCGGGTAAATGTGTGCGGCCTACCCCCCGAACAGTCCCCCGATACGCTCGTCCCCCGAGAGTGGATAGACCACGCGTGTGAAAAAGAGCCCTATGAGGAAGAGACAGCCATGCGAATCATGGGCGTAGACCCGTCTCTCCAAGGGGGTGACCCGGCTGGCGTTGTAATTCGAGACGGCTGGCAGATAACAGACCTCATCGAGATCACCAAAACCAACGATACCATCGAATTGGCCGATCAGCTGGCCGAAATATTCATCGATTTCGGCGTGGATATGATGTTCATCGACTGTATTGGCAACGGTGCAGGCGTTTTCCACATACTGAAGCGCAGATTTCCGGGCAAAGTGCGCGGCGTTGATGTATCAACAAAGACAACGGACAAGAGGAAGCGGTATGCACGCCTACGCGATGAACTTTACTGGAAAGTACGCGAATCTTTCGAGCAAAACATGGTCAGCATACCCCCGAAACACCGATTAACCAAGAAATTCGTGAACGAACTGACGATCATGAAGCGCGATGAGGATGATACCAATGGCCGAATCAAGATTGAGGGCAAGGCGAAGATGAAGGCAAGGGGTCTGAAGAGCCCGAACCTGGTCGAAGCCTTCATGGTGACACTCGCTTCACCGGACGCAGCAGTCAAGTCAAGCCACAAGCCCAAAAAGCCCCGCGACAAGTACCGGGAGAGCCGAGAAGCCCTTGAAGAATTTGATCGAAATTGGCTAGTTGCATAATTGATACAAAACTGGTAACATAGGGGTATGGCAATGTTATTTAAAACAACGGTGACGGACAAGCATTGGCACCTCATCTACAAGGATGACGCAGCCAAAGCTTTTTTAACCTCCCGGGATAAAGACCATACACACGAAATTAGCCTTTATCCAGACCCCGCAACCAACGAACCCCGTCTATCAGTAGCCATTGCGGGTGAAAAGCCGCATACCCACGAAACCGAAGAATTGAAAGCAATCCTTCCAGCAGCACCTTCAACCAAAGACGAAAACAAAGTAACTGAAGAGGCCATCGGCCTATTCAAACATGCTGTGAAGATCGAGGAGCCAAGCCGTAAGAAGTCAATCGAAGCAGTAGATTTCTTCAAAGGGGAACACTGGACTCAGGCTGAGAAATCAGAACTGAACAGCAAGTCTCGGGCGCACCAAGTGTATAACTACACCCAGGCGTTCGTGGACTCCTTATCCGGTTTGGCACGTCAGAATCGACTCGATCCAAGAGCCTATCCAATGGAAGGCTCGGACGATGGCGTAGCTGACATAGTAACCGCAGTCCTTACCTGGATTGCAAAACGATCAAATCTGCCACAGCAGGAAATACGAGTGTTTGAAGATGAAGTGGTACCTGGAAGAGGCTTGTTCCATATCAACATGACTCAGCGGAACAATCCGCTGGGTGATGTTGTTATCGAGCGCTTCCCGTGGTCTGATGGCTACTTCGGGGCTCACCATGAGCTTGATGCCTCGGACGCCACCCACTGCCACAAGGCCAAGTGGATTAGCTTCCAGGAAGCCATAGCCAGATACCCGCATATCAAGGACAAGCTGGAGAGCCAGATCGAGAACTCCCATGAATATCCCGATGTGGACGATGAAGTTCATACCTTTATCCGAATGATGGAAGCGGATACCGAACTGTATGACAAGGCCCATAAGCGGCTGCGCTTCATCGAGCACGAGATTAAAGAAACCCGAATCGCCTACTTCGTGTCAGCCCCTAATGGGATTGATTCGCAGGAAGTCAGCTATGAAGCCTACCGCAAAGCTGAAACCATACCCGGCCTGAACCTGATGGAGTTCCCCCGGGATCGTATCCGCATCGTTGTAACTGTCGGCAATCAGCTCGTACGCAACTACTACCCCGACCGCCCCTATGAAGGCTTCTCGCTCGTAGCCGTCTATGCCTACAAGTTCGATGACAATGACTGGTGTGGCAAAGTAGAGTCCATGAAGGATGCCCAACGCGAGATCAATAAGCGGGGCAGCCAGGCTATCGACATTGTGAACCGAATGCTCGGTCAGGGTTATGCCTATGATGATGAAACTTTTAATGATGACAAGGATAGAGACAACTTCAGGAAGAACGCTGGTAAACCGGGCAGCCTGAACAAGGTTGCCAATGCAGACCGCCCCCCGACTCCGCTGCCCACAGCGCCTTTCCCCGTTGAACTGCTCCGACTCCACTCCCAGAACGTAGAGATCATGCAGGCTGTAACCAACATCCCGCCCGCAATGGCTGGCACTGGCACTGGGACAGGGTACGAGTCCGGCTCCGCCCTCAATACCCAGAAGGTTAGCGGCATGGTGGGCAATGAGCGCATCTTTGACAACTTCATTCTCTCCAAGCAGGCCGTGTTCCGCAAAGTTTTCAGACTGGTACAGAAGTTCTACAGCCCCGAGCGGATAGCCCGCCTCGTCCTCAGTGCAGCTAGTGACCCGACCCGTATGGAAGCTGCGAAGATAGGCGGTCGTGAAATCCCCATCGAGGGCAGGACACCCGAACAGGATCAGGAACTGATGCAATACATCGTGAAGATGCTCGAAACATCAGACCTGAACGAATATGATATTATGATTGGTGAACAACCTCTCAGCCCCACTGCCCGTGAAGCGCAGCTCCGACTGTGGATGGAAGCGCAGAACCACGGTATGCAGGTGCCGCCCGCAATGCTCATTGATCTGAGCAGCCTGCCCAACAAGGGTAAATGGGCACGCGAAATGCAGGCAATGCAGCAGGCGCAGATGGAGATGGAGAAGATGAAGTTCAATTCGGAAATGGCAAAAGCAGGCAGAACGCCTGTAAATCAAACTGGAGGGTAACATGTTACCAATGGACGCAACGAGCTCCACACCCGTGGAACAACTCGAAAATCTGACCGATGAAGAACTGGCTGAAAAGCTGAATCCAACTACCCCCGCACCCGTTGCGGATAAGGTAGAACTAACCACGCCCGAACCGGAAGCCCCTGCCAAGGCAGACAAGGCACCCGAGCCGAAAGTGGATTTGGAAGCTGAGAACGGCAAACTGAGAAAGCAGCTCGAAAATCTGCAAGCCATTTTTGGCAGGCAGTCTAATGAGCTGGGCGAGATGAGAAAACGGTTGAAGGATAAGCCAACCTCTGCTGATTTCGACGCCGATCCTGTTAAGGCCGCTGAAGATTTGCAGGCACGACAGGAGCAGGAACGCGAAATCCAGAAGATCGAGCAGGATCAGGCTGTGAAGGCTACTGCTATCCGCAACATGCAGTTTCTCACTCAGTATGCCCCTGATCTACAGGCCAATGCTGATCTCATTCGCGAAGTTCTGAAGAAGGAAGATAAGCTCGAAGATGGTGACATTAACAAGTTCACGGGTGAAATATTCCTCCAAAACCCGTGGGGAGTCTATCAGCTCAATCAGCGTGCAAAACTCTTTAAGCAGATTAAAGAGCTGAACGCAGAGATTGAAAAACTGAAGCAGGTTCCCGCAGC